CCTATCTATTTCTGATACTGTAACCGCTAAAGCTTTTGTGGGGACAAGATTGGCTCCGTCAGCTTCTGATAGTTTTTCCATTCTGACCGCAGTTCTTGTCGCGTCGCTTGTAAAGCCTGATGATGTTACCCACCGATATATACTCAGCGCTCTTGGACAGGCTATTAAATTTTCACCGAAGTTATCGAGGGTCCACACACGCAACTGATTTTCAGGATCTAGTATTGCATCCTGACCCCAACCAAAATTGCCGCTCCAAACGCCTGCGCCAAAGCCTACATCTTTCACATAACTGTTTAGCCCAGACGCCAATAAAAAGTTTATTGCTATGTTAGATCCTCCAGTCGAGCTGACTGTAGCGCCTGCTGTGACAGCCGTACCGTCTGTATTTCTTAGCTCAACCTCAAAGTTTCTAAGGTCTATTATTCCAGTTATTTTGTATTCTTGATTGACCATTGCGGCAGTAATACCTGAGTTACCCCCAAGGTCACTCGCACCCGAAATAATTATGTAGCTGTTTAGCGTCAGGGATAAATCACTGCCAGCAGTGATTTTTAATGTTGAACTCCCGCTAGTGGTCGTTAATTCATAACCTACTTCAGAGAGATACATAAACTTGCCAAGCACGGTTGAAGTAGCAGTGGCTGGGGCTGGAACTGTAATTATTTCAGTAGCCCCGACTGTGCCCAAGCTGACAGTAAAACTCGCCGACATATCTGATACGCTGAAATTAGCCAGTGATATGTCTTGGGCACCATATGCCGAAAAATGAATAGTGTCTCCAGCGCCTATTGATGCTGGTCGGGTCGGAGATATTTGATTGCCGTTATTTATAAAGAAACACTGTATGGTGTTAGAGCCGCTAGTTATTTGGGCCATAACATGAAAGGTGTTGGTGCTGACGACGTCAGAATCAAAAGGCGTAATGTCGTAAAAACCATCACCAGACTTTACATAAATTTTTTCCTCAGTTCCTACCCCCATGAACCTCGATCCGTCTAGCGATATCCAGCTTTTCAAAGCCCTAGCGTGACCCTCGAAATATTTGTTAGTGCTGATCCCTGTGGTTTTTTTATCGCCAGTGGTCTTCCAACCGCCAAGCTTCTCTGCTCTATTTTTTCTGAACCTAACCAAGCTACCGTCAGTAAACCGACCTTTATCGGTGTAGTCAGTACCCTGTTTAGTTATGCCTGCGGCAAATTGTATGTCTTGATACGGCATTACACAATTCTCACAATCGCACTTGTTGAGTTGGCTGTTGGGAAGCTTATTACAAAATTGCTTCCGACTGCTGATTGGTCAGAACCAAAGTCTATAACCGCAACGGCCTTATTAGATTTACTTGAGTTATAAATCAAACAGCCGCGAGCAGTGACAGTTACGTTAGAAAATGTCAAAGTAGAAAAGTTACATACGGCAGTGTCGCCAGATAAGACTGGCGTTACGCTTGTCAGGTTTGCTCCGCCTGCCGAATAGTTTGTGCCGCTTACCTCGTTACTTGTGCTGTATGCTGTTGTGTTCTTATTTAAACTAGCGCTTGACGTAAACAAGGCAAGCTTGAATGTATCACCGCTCGAAGCAGTAAAGTCGTGAGTGCCCGTCAGAACCTCTACTTTAAATGATTTACATACCGCTGATGTAATTGCCATATTATTTACCTAGCTTGGATTAATTCTAGTTTCGCCAGATCGATATTGATCTGTTGCCATTCTACCGTCCACGGTATTCTTAACTCTCGCCATTGCCTGCTGAAATCTATTTTCAAAGTTAGCAATTATGCTTTGATCTTCTTTTAAAAAGTTAGCGACCTCAACCAGCGTGCCGTAAAACAAAGCCTCTGGAAACTCTTGAGCAATGTAAGTGGCAGATCCGTCCACAATCGATGTTGGCTTGCCAATGTATTTTATATTTAACCTATATTCTTTATCTGCTCTGGGCGCGATTATAATTTGCTTGCCAGTGCTTGGTATGCTGTTGTTAATGTCAATCGCGTAATACCTTGGAACGCCAGTTGCGTTGGCGGCTGGAAAAGCAGTTTCTATAAAATCAGTAGATTTTTGCTCAAGAAAAATGTAATCAGTCGTAAGATTGTTTTCGTTTATTGCGACACTGACAAAACCATAGAAGTCTGCTGGTAGATCTTCAAGACCTGCATTTGCACTTAGACCCGTCACTTGTTCTTTTTTTGCGTTAGGCAAAACAACCAAACTGTTAATTCTATCCTCAGCAGTTTGAGCTAACGGCCCAATTTGAGTCGAATTTAGAGATGACTCCATGTAGTTGTTAACGTCCTGTAAAAGCGCGCTTAAATTAAGGTAGCTCATGATATCGTCACCGTTCCTACACTTGCTGTCATTGACACAGTGTCAGGATTAACTCCTAAAATACCTTTGCCAACGCCAGAGTAAACTGTGAATAAATTATTGTCATTACCATCAGAGCTTGGATCAGGACGAGGATCTCTCAAAGCTTGAGGATCAACAGGAACAGGAACTGGATCAAGCTGTGCTTCTTTTTTACTCCACTGATCTGGACCCACAAGCAAACCGTTCCAAGTTTTTTTCATATCTCTTAATCGATAACGAAAACCTGTAATGTCGCAAATACCGTAAGCTCTTTTGTCTGATGCAAATGCCATTATGGAGTGTTATAACCTCTCAAGCTTGGTGCAATATTAAACGATGCTCTTTCTTCATCTTGTGAAAGCGCTCTATTAAATTCTTCCTCATAAACTTGTTTTAGAAGCGGAACTCTGTCTGGCGCTTTTTTCATAGCAATGTAATATGCCAAGCCAGCCGTCAAGCAGGGATAAAACCTAAATGGTACTTCTGCTGTGTTTGTTGCATTCCCAGCATCTTCTATTCTAGATAATGCATTTGCAATCACAGTATACTGATCGGATTTATCTGGTGCTGGCCAAACCGTTATAGTAGGGGAAATAGATTTCTCAAACAGAAATTGATTCGGCTTGCCAGTTGTAGATTTTGTTGCGAGATTAGAGTATTCAGATCTAGACAATCTGTTAAGTGGGTAATCTGTGCTTACGCCCCCAATTGTCTCTCGAATAAAACAATCAAGAACTTCAATGGTAGCCGTAGAGTTTACCGAGTCAACATTGTATGTAAGGGTGTTAGCCACCATCGGAATGCTTTTGCTTTCGACCGTCCATTGATTCAAACCACGGTTAGCCCACTCAGCAAACATTAAGTTAAGCGACCTGTTGGCCGTCTTAAGATCATAGCCTGTACGAGCTTCTAATCCGCAACGCTCAAATGCTTCCTCTATGTAGTCGGCAATATCTAGCTCGAATGCCTTTGTTCCGCTTGTGGTCATTTATCACCTTACCGTCGTCCGAATAGACCACTGTTTTTATTTACTACGCCACCCCTAGCATATCCTTTAGCCTTCATAGCTCCGCCGCGCTTCATGCCCTTTGCTTTGACTGCTCCACCTTTCTTATAACCTTTTGCTTTCATGGCACCGCCTTTCTTCATGCCCTTAGCCATCATTTTCTTTCTCATCGCTTGCCTCCGCGTATAAGTTATTAAACACTCGTTGCGTGTCCCAGACGTAAGAAACATCGTCCTTTGAGTGGTAGATGTTTTGGTTTGGCCTAAAGTCTGGCGCACCTTCACCTGTCTCAAACCATGCTGGGTGAGTTACCCTAACACGGTTGTTCGGCAACGCTACTATGTTGCCCTTGTACTCTCCATCCAACAGCTCCAAAACGTGAGACTGTTTATGCTGGGCTGGATCGTCCGCTATCTCACTGCCAGTATAGTCAACAGTAAAATAGTATCTAGCTGGGTAAAACTCACCATCAACCTTGGCCATCCAAGGAGAAGGAGTTGCCCTGTTAATCACATGAACCGTATGCTCGTGGCTCATACAGTCCCACGGCTGTGTTACATGAGTTGGCAACGGCTCTGGCCACTTCTCCAAAGGAGTGTCAGCAACCAAAGCAGTGATGGGCATTCTTGCCCACATTGCACCGCCATGCACATTCGGCTCATCTGTGTCATCGCTTTCGCATCCAGTAAATATGACTTGAAAGCTTAAACACCTGTTCGGCATTGAGGTAACTTGTACTACCATGCAATGCAGAAAATCACCTTCGTAATCCCCGACTGGGTTAGTGTATTCACGCCTAACCCAAGCCTTGAAGTACGGCACGTTACTTTGTAAAAATGCCATAATCCCCCCCTTTAAGTTTTATCTACAGACGCCCGTATTCCTGATTCATACCGCCACCGCCACCAAAGCGGCCACCGCCAAACATACCCATCATCCTTCTGCGGGGCGCTCTTCGTAAGCCTCTAGGCTCAGGTCTTCGTCTGCGAATTCCACGGAAGCCCATTGAGTTTCGCATATCCTCAATAGAGCCAGCCCTTCGCCTTGGGCCACTCTGCGCTTGCTGAATTTCCTCTGGTGAGGGTGAGTTCCTGAACGCTGTCGCTGGATTGAACATGAGCCCACCCATGGTGTGAGCGCTACCGCCAGCTCTTCGCCCATTCATTTCCATTTCCTGCCTTTCAAAATCGCTCATCGCTTGTTGCGGCACTGCCATCTTTGGTATCTGAGGCATAAATCTCATTCTGTCATTATGTTTTGACGGAATCTGTGGCTGTCCGCCCATACCGCCACCGCTCATACCCTGCATATACTTAAATTGCTCGGATATGGGCAAACCAGCAAACTGCGCTTGCTGTCGAGGATCAATGTTTTGAGCCATAAAGTCTTGAAGACCTTGTGGAGCTTGTTGACCCGCAGGTTCGGCTACAGAAATGTCCATGGGTGGTTTCCCAAGCATATTAGCAATGTCCCCACCGCTTGCTGGCGTTCCATGGCCTAGTCTTTCGGCATGGGCCCGCATTTTATTGCCCAACCTTAACTTTTCTTGGGCGCTCATGTCAGCACTGTACTTAATCGGATCATCATAGGGGTCGCCTTGGAAGCCACCCTGATTCATGCCCTGTTGCATTTGAGTAGCCGCCATCTGTGGGCCCATGAACTGAGACTGAGCCGCCATAGCCGCAGATTGCGCTTGGCTAGGCGTGACTGCTGGCTGGTTCATGCCCTGTTGCATTTGCGTTGCCGCTTGTTGCATTTGAGGAGTAACCTGTGGACCCATGAACTGAGACTGAGCCGCTAATCCTGCCGCTTGAGCCGTTTGGTTCTTTTGATCCATGTTATTTAGTCTGTTCCTTAAAGCCTCGGCAATAGGTCCACCGCGTTTCCCGCGTAAACTACCTATACCACCGCGTCTTCCAAATTTTTTAAATCTGCTTTTAATTTTTTTAAAGAAGCCGCCACGTTTTTTAAAGCCGCGCTTTCGGCCTTTGGCCAGCTTGCCTCCTAAGCTACTCAGCCCAGATCTTCTTCCAGCGCTCTTAAAAAAACGGCCCCTGCGACGAGACGCTTTCTTAATCTTTCGACCTCTTTTTTTAACGCTTTTTGCTATTTTTTTTAAAAATCCCATGATTAATTACCCGTATGATTTAATCATCGTTAGTATGACAGTGTACTCAACACCAGCCGCCTCGGTCTGAAAAGCTATATCACCAGTGGGCGTGGTTGCATTATTTGGCAACCCGCCGTAGCTGGAAAAATCTAACTGGTCAGAATAGTCAGGTGGAAGTGTTAAGGCGCGTGCGGCTGTGCCGCCGTTGTAGATAATCGCAACAGTGCCGTCACTCGTTAAAAAATCTACTTTGGTTATTTTGGCGCCTGTGCAGGCCGCGCCGCTCGCGTTACCCGTGAGTGTGCTTACGTCAACTTTTATGACTGCGGCAGAGCTTTCGTCTGTCGCGCCATCATTAGTGAACCGCATAATTGCAGTTCGATCACCATCTTGAATGGTGGTAGGTGTTACGGCCATGATTCACCTCCAATTATGCAGTCGGTGAATCAGAAGATATACCGAAGAATTTTAACGCAATTGTTGCGCCAGTACCGCCAGCCGCACCATCTATAGCAACCTCAACTTCGTCGCCAACTAATCCGCTTGCGCCTGTTGTGTATCCAGACATTCCTAGCACGCCGTTACAGCCGTGAAAGCCTTTAAAGCCTGTGCTGTTTAAAGCTGATGCTATGCCGTCAACAAAACCATCAGGGTCAGCGTCAGTGCCGATATCGACAAGGTTTACATTATTTGTGGCGGCGGCTGTTACTGTGATGGCCACGCCCATAGGAATGAAGTTAACAGGAATCAGCTCTGTTGATTTGAAGCCTGTTGTGCCTGACGCCGCAATAGTGATCGTTACCGCAAAAGTTTGCAGTGTAAAGTCGCTTGTCACTGCGCCAGTCGTTGAATTTTTTACAATGCTTTTAAAGCCATTTTCTGAGCGGATTGGTCCGCTGAATGTAGAGTTACCCATTGTGTTTTCCTCGTCTTGGGATAAGTCTGCCTAAGCAGTCGAGTAAAAGTAAAAAGGCGACCCCTAATGGAATCGCCTTTGGTTTAGCTTACGCCGCTGAACCGTCAGAACCGTAGATTGCTCTCCAGTCACTGAAGCCAAAGCTATATCGCTCGCGAGCTTTATAACGAATGTTTCCAGTTGTGAAGTCAGGTTCCATGCTTGTTTCCATCGCAGTACGCTGGAACATTTTCAAGCCTTCGCCGCTAGAGTTGACAGAGGTAAGGATGAAAAACGCATCGGGGTCAGTTAAGTAATGGTTAACAGTGTAACCTTGTGGTAAGACACCCGTATTGCGAATAGCATTGATGTCATTATCAGAAGTACCTGAACGCAATGTTGAATTCAAAATACGATCTGCCACGAAAGTTAACTGAGGCGGTACAACCAATTTCTCAGCGCGAACAGAGATTAATAAACCTTTGTCGTCTGTGAAAGTGCTGATGTCAATCAAAGCATCTTCCAAAGAAGCTTCGTTCAAATCAGCTAAGGTTGTTGGCTGGTTGCTTGCAGTGCCACCACCAGCTAATGGGTGGTTGTTAGCAATCAACGCCGCGCCGTCACCACCAGCAAAGTTTGTACCGTCAAACGCATTGTTTAAAACGTCTGCGCCTTTCACTTCTTTGGTGTTCGCCATTGAGCGAGCTAATGCTTTAGTGTAACGCTTACCAAGTGAATCATAGAGGTTGTCCTCTACAGCTTCGTCAGTTAATGCGAAAGCTAATGCAATAGTTTCTGCTGTGTAGCGAGCGGTGAAACCTTCTTTTGCGTTATCAAACTGAACGCCCTGACCTTCAGTTTTCACTGGGGCAGAACCGAAACCGCTGATAAGCACTTCTTCTTCAAAGGCACGGTTAGAGCTTTCGGTAACGAAAATCTCTTCGTACTCTTTTTCATACGAGTCGTAGCTGAGGCCAAACAGTGCGTTTAGACCGGGCTCTAACTCTTTTGCCAGTTGGGCTCGTGAAATAGCCATTATCTAAATCTCCTATTATACGCCGTCAGCACGAATGCCGTAGACATGGTTAGCGATAACACAAAGCACGTTAGTGTTCGTGGCAGTAGGGTCATCATTGTCGGGATCAAGCGAAATGTCGATTGCTTTTAAAGGCAATGCGGCAGTAGTCGCGGAGGTTGAATGATCAAGCTCAACGCCAGACTGACCAGTAAAAGTGCTACCAGTGCCAGCAGTTGTCTTAAAGTTACGAAACAGATCAACAATTGCGAACGCCGCGTCCGATTGAACTTCAAATACTACGTTAGGATCATCAATTACAAAAGCTTCTATGTCGCTCTGAACAGTGTTCGCTTTATAGAAGTTTTGGAATGTTTCCTTTTTGGTGTCGGGATCAGTAAAACGGCAACCGTTAAACACGCCAAGTACAACAGAACCACCGCTTGCGGCAGAAACGTCGTAACGAGCAATTGTACCGCTTGCCGTTTGAACAACTAAGTCACCCTGAAAGATTGAGGTGTCGTAATTCGAGGCAATTCGATAACGTGATTGACCACCGTTGTAAGGACCACCGCCGATCATACGGGTTGGCTTCAACCCAAATGGAGCGTTTTTATTAGCCATGCTAATTTCCTCTTAAGATAGTTAATTTACTTGCGACCAAAGGTCACTTGGCTATCTCGTTGGGGATCATACTTAACGTATCGACTGTCCTGTCTTGCATCATTGAACATGTTGTTGTCCAGTGAATTAGACTGCTCTTGAGTTTTCTGTCGGTAATACTCTTGTCGCTCTTGTACAGTTTCTACGGGCATTTTCGCCAACAATAAGCCTTCATTATAAACGACCCCTTCATGCCTTCCGTTACCATCCATCGTTGGAAGTTGAAAGTCAGCAGGAAGATCTGATCCCCTTACTAATTCCC